GAAATCTTCTTCTTTGGTAAATCCTTGTGATGCTAATAAATGAGCATTTAACATTGAAGTTAACTCGGATTTACCCACTCCTGTTTCACCATAGAAGTGGATGATTTGAGCAGGAATGCGCGGGGCATGCATTCCTCCTCCTCCTGAGGCAACGAGTGATCGCACACGGTCTAAGTAGATGTAATGGGACTTAAATCGTGTAGTTTTGATGGGGGGAATCTTCAACTTTTCTATCTCCTTCAAGATAGAATCTCCTTGGGCAATGAGGGAATCAACATGGTTCTTCAGCGTCAAGTTTGATGGGATATCTCTTTCGAGATCAGTTGTCCTCAACTTCTCGACTTCTTCGCAAAACGTTTCGTATTTAGCCCACTCATTTAACTGAGCGGGTTTATATCCGAACCATTCTACTCTGAAGTAATCAAGTATGTCATTTACTCTTCCGGAAAAAAATTCCTTCATGAGAGCAATTGAAGACATACAAGCTCCTACTCGAGATAATCGATTGAAAAGATCGTTGGTCGTTTTTCCTCCTGGCAACTTTCCTAAACCGATAGCAGCTAACACCACACATATGGAGGCAATAATGCCTCCAATAATAGTGGTATCTTCTCCTGTCTGTTTGTTGTCTTCTTCTACTGGGACGAATCCTCCTACCATGGTCATGAGTTCATTGACCATCACAACTTCTTCAAAGAAATGTCTTTGATTCCAAATAAAAGATGTCAAGGCAGTGACAATTACACTTCGCTTCCACTCTGCAAGATAGCAGAGTGATAGAAACAAAATGAAATCAATCAGTATACCTTTCCATCCAATATTTCGAACTTGGGACAAAGCACTAGCAATTGGGTCTAAAATTAAACCAAATCTATGCTCTACTTCGAAGGGTTTAGCAGCGAGGTTCTTCACTGAATTAGTGGCGTCTTTGATTTCGGTCAGGGCGGTCGTCAGTATGGGCGTCAAAACACTCAGGTCGGGCATGTGATGATTGAGATTTGTTGGAATGGTGGGGAATTGAATACCTCGAATCGCAGATGTAAGGGCTTCGATTCCTGGTATGCTAATTGTGGCTCCAATCTGAGCATTGTCTGCAGGGTGCAGATTTTGTTCCAAAAGGATGGCAATCAACTTGGACCAATCTTCTTCAGTCCATTTCTCCTCCAAATCCATCTTCTCAAACATCTCTTCTACAAATCGTTCTCTCTTCTCCTTCAACTTTTCGGCATGGGTTTGGCGTTCGGGTTTTGATTGGGCGTTGTCTTTCAAGCCAACACATCGACAATGGTGTCGGATGACGTGTTGCTCACAAGCAGTGTGGGTTGTAAACCAACACTCTTGATTCTTCTCAAAGCAAGCAATACAAACTGCTCGTTTTTTCTTATAAGATATAAGAACAAAACAGTTATGTCCACTCTCTTTGTTGGCTTGACAATTGTCGGATTTGTGTTTTCGTTGAGTTTTTCGGTCGAGGGTCGCGTTCTTGGATTGTCTTTTGGCTTCTCTTTCTTCATGTTTGGTAACATGATTCAGACTTGAATCGTTCCACCAGAACTTAGAATCAGAATAAGAATGTCCATGCGATTGGACCAACTTATCTGCTTCCAACTTCCTTTGGCGGCGCAAAAATCGTTGATAATTTGCTTTCTCCAAACATAATAAATGTTTGGTGAAAGAGTCATCGGGTTGATTGTTACGCAGTGTAGAGAGTTCAGATCCGGATTGGGTTTGAGTTTGGTTAGCAGTATTACGACATTGTACTTGGTTGTTTGACTTAAACATTTTGGTTTTGGTTGCAGACTCAGCCTTCTGCACGCTGTGACAATTGGATGCAAGCACCGGGGATTGTAGTCGTGTAGAATATTTTTCTCAACTGTAAAACTAGGCTCGACGATAGATTGAAATAAATTAGCTAAATATCTCTAAAGAAAGATTGCATGTGATATCTGCACTTGTGAAATAATTAAATTTCAGACAGATTCTTATACACATACAAAGTCAATAGAAATAGATAACGTCTTAAATTTCGTTCTGAAATCAAACACATTAACAGGCTCCTGCTAAAAAGGTGTTAATGTTCGACTAAGAGTTCGGAATGGTACCAGGGCAAGGGGTAAGGGTCGGACCTTACCAAGTAACACTTTCTCAAAGGCTTCATGACTGTCTACTAGTTCAACAGGGAATGGATGAGAGAAAACATCTTCTAAACTTTAGTAAAATGGGGAAATGATCCTATAAGCACTTTTAGCGGAATCATTTCTCCATAATCTGAAAGAAATAAAAGAATTAATCAGTAAATGGGTTGTTTAAGATTTAAGATGGGGTGGGGTTTTGGATATGAATAAATGATATCGTTGGTCTAGACCCGCTAGGTATCTAAGATACAGAGTTGTCAGTTATTCATCTTCTTTCTCATAATAACAAGGATTATTAGTCAATGTCATTGTGTAAAGGCGACAATATCGTGAAATACGAAATCTAACTTTCTAAGTAACCGGTTAAGGGATAGCAAATCGTAATCAGAGTTGTTGTCGGAGTATTACTCTAACGGCTTGTTTAGCCACGCGCGCTTACGTGATTGAAAAGAGGTCCGGGGGAGGTTAATCCCCC